GAGGGAGATATAACTTTTGATAGTCTGAATTATATGACCCTACCAAAGGGAACAACAATACAGAGTAATAGAGGTCGTGGAATTATTCCTGGTGGTAATCAAAACCCAGGAGTTGTACAAACTATTGATTATATAACTATTCAATCAATGGGTAATGCAGTTGAGTTTGGTACTTTAACTGGTGGTGAGTCTGGTATGGGTTGTTGTGCATCATCAACTCGTGGATGTTCTGGTGGAGGTAGTAATAATCCATCATCAAATAATGTTATTGATTATATAACCATTGCAACAACAGGAAATGCAACAGATTTTGGTGATTTAACTACTCCAAGGAGAACGATTGCAGGATTTGGGTCAAATACAAGAGGTTTATTTGCTGGAGGTAATCATACACCAGCGAAAACTGATGTAATAGATTATATAACAATAGCATCAGTAGGTAATGCAACTGATTTTGGTAATTTATCAGCAGCAAGAACAGGACCTTTAGGATGTGCAAGTCCTACAAGAGGTGTTATTGCTGGTGGTGTTGAATCTGATCCAGCAGCTGTTAATACAATAGAATATATAACCATTGCAACGACAGGTAATGCAACAGATTTTGGTGATTTGACAGTTGCTATGAGATATGGTGATGGTGCTAGTAGTAATACTCGTGGTTTGTTTGGAACATCATCTACCCCTTCTTGGAATAATACAATTAATTATATAACCATTGCAACCACAGGAAATGCATCTGATTTTGGTGATCAAGCAACAGCGAGTAATGATGGAGCGATGTGCGGCAATTCTCAAAGAGCATTATTTGCAGGAGGTCAAATTGCTCCTGCATCAGCAGTTATTAACACTATTGAATATGTAACCATTGCATCAACAGGTAATGGAAAGGATTTTGGTGATTTAACCAAAGGTAATAGTACTAATGATGGTATGTCTGACAGTCACGGAGGTATTTCAGAATGAGTATGATACCAGTAGAAGTTCCAACCGGAGCAATCAGATATAATACAGACTCCAATAAGATGGAGTGCTTTAATGGTACTCAGTGGATGCAGGTAGCAGTTAGTGAGTCTGTACCTATTGGTGCTAGAGGACTTTGTTTGGGTGGATATGCAAGTCCTGGAACCGTTAATACAATAGATTATGTGCAGATTTCAACGGGTGGAAACTATACTGATTTTGGTGATATGAATTGGGCGGGTGGATATACTGGTGGAACTGGTACTAGAACTAGAGGATTTGTTTTTGGTGGGTATATATCAGCAGGTCCACAACTATCAGACCCTGCTCCAATTGATTATGTAACCATTGCAACAACAGGAAATGCAGCAGATTTTGGTGATATGTTCACTGGTAAATATGGAGTTGGTGCGGTATCAAATAATGTTAGAGCAGTTGCTGGTGGAACATATTATCAGAATAATCACATTCAATATATAACCACAACAACAACAGGAAATGCAGCAGATTTTGGTGATTTAACTGTTGGAAGGGGATATCCAACTGGTGTATGTTCACAAACTCGTGGTGTTTTTGCTGGTGGTTTTGTTGATCAAAAAAATCAGATTGATTATATAACCATTATGACTACAGGTAATGCAACAGATTTTGGTGATTTAGTTAGAGGAAAATGGATGATAGATGGTGGAGTTTCTAGTGGTACTAGAGCAGTATTTAGTAATGGTAATGATGGTAGTAGTCCTTTTGGTTGGAAGGATAATGTAATGGACTTTATAACCATTGCAACAACAGGAAATTCGCAAGATTTTGGTGATCTGAATACTCTCCACATTCCTTCTGGTGCTCAATCATCAACTCGTGGACTATTCCAAGGTGCAAGGATAGGACCTGCTGGTCCTGCTTGGTTGACTTGGGTACAGAAAATAGAAATTTCTACAAAATCAAATGCATATGAATGGGGTGATTTAACGGTAGCAAGAGGAAGATCTTCAGGATTATCTAATGCTGGTGGAGGAACATAGTTGTAAAAACCGATTAGTTGTGTTATACTAAATAAGAACAGTCATAATTCATTGATAATAATGTCTGAGAAATCATCTGCAATTACTGAGATTGAACTGACACCAGGTTCGGAAATATCGGTTAATACTCTTAAATCAGATTTAAAGCACGTAACCCCAGAATATAAGGGGATGTTAAATCATATAGAAGAAACCATGCCAGCAACGAATGCAGCATGTGATAACTTCTATAAGTCACACTCACAGATGATGACTGTGACTCTTGATATTACTGATTTAACACCAATCAGAAGTATTAAGCATACTCTTGCTTCTATTGAAAGAACGAAAAGTGCTCTTGCTGAAGCACAAATCAATATGAAGAAGAATGAGATAAAGATTCTTAAGAAACAAAGGGAGATTGATAGTGATACTGATGATCTAGATCGTCAGGAGCATGAGATAGAAATGATCGAGTTGATGAATAACAATCGTAATATTGAGAACTCTGCAAAGGGTGCGATTCGTAAGATGTCCTTCTTGATGACTCAATATCGTTCTGTTCTTGATCACATTGGTAAGGATCATATCACAGAAGAAGATTACGAAAGAGAAGAGAAGCGTTATCATGTAATGACTGCACTGAAGCAAGCATTGAACTCTGCACGACCTCGTGGTGGTGTGATTGATGAAGGTAACTCAATCTACCTATTTGATATTGGTGTTAATGTATCACATGCACAGGCAGAAATCTTTAACTATCTTAAGATAGAGAATGAGATGATTCAGAATGGTAATGCACCATCTCATGAAATGACTGTAGAATGGTTAGAGAAGTGTGCAGATAAGTTCCAAGATTGTTCAGAGAGATTTGCAGCAAGTCGTGGATTTACTATACTTGATGAGAAGTCCTTGACACAAGCAGAGCAAGTGACTATGCTACCATCACAGGCAGACAAAGAGTTCGCACAATTAAAAGCATCTACTGAAGAATAATTATGAATTTGCATCTTGTTATTGGTACTCCCATGTACGGGGGTATGTGTACTAGTGAATATACACAATCATTATTAAATTTAAGTGAGTCAGCAAACAAGTCGAATGTTAAACTGACAACTATTTTTCTTGGTAATGAAAGTTTGATACAGCGTGGTAGAAATACTATCGCTCATCACTTTATGGAGTTACCTGATGCAACTCATTTGTTATTCATTGATGCTGATATGAAGTTCCGTACAGAGGATATTGTACGAATGATACAAGCAGATAAGTCATTTATTGTAGGCCCTGTAGCACTGAAGGGATATAATTGGGAAGAAATACGTCAGGCAGCAATAAATGGTGAGGATGAGATTAATAGGACAGGTGGTGTATTTAATATTAATAAGTTACCTGGAATTGATATGGTTGATGAGAATACCCCATTTGAGATAGAACATGGTGGAAATGCATTTATGATGCTTCGTAGGGATGTATTTGAGACTCTTAAACCACATACTCCCATATATACTAATGGTGGCCGCTCTTTACCAGACGGTGTTGAAATTCATGACTACTTTCGAGTTGAGATAAATAAAGATACTAACCATTTATTATCTGAGGATTATTTCCTCTGTCATTCTTATAGACAACTCGGTGGAAAAGTCTGGTGTGCTCCTTGGGTAGAAACTGGACACTTTGGTTCACATCTCTTTAATGGTAAATACAGTAGGAACAATTAACAACAATGGCACAACCAATCGTTAAATATACCCTCTCGAAGCAGGGAAGAGTACCAGAATGGTTATCTACAGATTCTAGAGCCTTTGCTGGTGAGCATAGCATAACAGGAAATAAGAGTGGAAAGATACCGAGATATGAAGCCCCACAAGATCAAATTTACTTAGGAATTGCTTGTGGTGATCCTGATTCTGATGGAACACCTGACGATTATGTAGGAACGTTTGCAAATAAAGCTGCTCTTCAAACTTATCTTACAGAGACAGGTTCGACACTACAGTATAAGACATCTACTAATACTGTGACTGGTATTCAGACTGTAACTACAGTAGGTTTAGCAACTGTTTGGAATAATGAATTGAATTATCAGGGTGGTTTATCAACAACAACCTCTACGAAGTTTACTGCATCTGGTATTGGAACTGCTGTAGGTGTTACTACTGCAATTTCAACTTCAACAACAAATTCAGATACTGATGGAGTTGTAACTAGAACTGATAAGGTGACTACAACTGAAACCACAGAGTATAATACATCATATGATTATGCAGCAGAAGCAACAAGACTTTGGGACATCTACGAAGCGATTAACTCATAATATGACATGAAATTTTATTTTGATTGTGGACTTCCGAGATCGGGGTCCACTTTGTTGACTGCATTATTAAATCAGAACCCTGATATTCATGCTGGAACATTATCTCCAGTATTTGAATTGATGTATTATACTAATGAGATACTTCATAAAGAACAGGCACAGGCATTTCCAAAACCTGATGTCTTTCGTCATATAGTAAGAAGTAATATTATAAATTATTATTCAGATAGAGATGAACCAATATTGATAGATAAATGTAGAGCATGGCCAGCACATATAGACATACTAAAGAAATATGTAACAGACGATCCAAAACTTATATGTACCGTTAGACATCCATTAGATATACTTGCATCATTTATCACCCTGTTCCATAAAGACGGGACACCTAACTTTATTGATAAAGCAATGCGTCAAAAAGGATTAACCATTACAGATGATAGTAGATGTCATTATATGATGCATCCTGAAGGTATTGTATGGGAATCAATGAACGCACTTGCAACAGCATTTAGACAGAAGCAACACCATCATATACATTTTATACAGTATGATGATTTAGTATCAGACCCAGAGAAGGTGATGCAGGGTATTCACTGGTATCTTAAATTAAAACCCTATAAATATGATTTCAATAATATAGTAGCAAAGGATAGAGAAAAGGATACTGAGGTCTATGGTCTTCCAACTATGCATGAAGTAAGGAAGGAAGTAAAGAAGATATCAAAACCTTACACAGAAGTGCTGAGTACAGAGGTGATAAATAAATATATTACATATGATTTTTGGAATCAGCAATAGATGTCAGAAGCAAGGATCACCAATTTATCAAATGAAAGTAATACGGGTGGTCCAACCATTTCAGGAATCACTACATTTTCTAGTCCTTACTTTTTTATTCCACCAGTAGGAAGTACAGTAGAGAGACCAGAAAATCCAGAGAAAGGTTCAATAAGATTTAATACAGATAGTGGGCATTTAGAATATTTTAAAGGAAATTCAGTAGGAGGTTGGGTAGATATAGAATCAACTGAAGTATCACCTGTAGCTCCGCGTGGATTATTTGCTGGTGGTTATGCAACTGGTAACGCTGATGTTAACATCATTGATTATATAGAGATAACAACATTAGGAAATGCATTAGATTTTGGTGATTGTAATGGTGCAAAACAAGATAGTCAAGTTGGTGTTTGTAATTTTACTCGATTTGTTTGGGGTGGTGGAAATAATCCCACAGTAAATGTGATGGATTATGTTGAGATTAAATCAACAGGAAATGCAACAGATTTCGGTGATTTAGTTCAAAATGCTGCTTCTTCTGCTGGATTGAGTGATAAAGTCCGTGGTATTATTGGTGGCGGAAATCATCCCAATTACTTAGCACAATTAAATGTAATTCAATATTTCCAAATTTCAACATTAGGAAATACTGTTGATTATGGTGATTTAACAGCAGAAAGGGATATTCCTTGTGGTATTTCTGATGCAACCCGTGGAATATTTGGTGGTGGTCGTGATAATCCTGCTATACTTAACACAATAGATTATATTAATATTCAAACACTAGGAAATGCGGTAGATTTTGGTGATACGTCAGTTGTTCGTGCTCCAGCATCTGGTTGCAGTAGTAGTACAAGAGGACTTTTTGCTGGTGGTTATAGTTCTCCAGCAAAAACCAATAGTATTGAATATATAACTATCAAATCAACTGGTAATGGAATTGATTTTGGAGATTTACTTAACGCAACTTCAGGAAATGCTTTTGGTAATAATGGAAATGTTGCATCATCTACAAGAGGTATTTTTTATATGGGTGGTGTATCTGGTGTCGGTGATGTTAATACTATTCAATATGTAACAATGACAACATTAGGTAATGCAGCAGATTTTGGTGATTTAACAAGGGCTGATCAACAAGTGGCTGGAGGATCTAATTCTCATGGAGGTCTATCAGGATAATGTCAGAACTTAATGCTTCGAATTTAAGAAAAGAACATGGGAATGAAGGTCCAGATTTAGTTGGTACAACTGAATTAACTTCTCCATATTTTATGGTTCCACCTTCTGGTACTACAGCAGAGAGACCAGAGAATCCAGAAGTAGGAACATTACGATTTAATACAGATATTGGAAGTTTAGAACTTTTTAAAGGAAATGTATTAGGTTGGGAAACTATTAATAGAGTACAATCAGCACCTATTGGTGGTCGTGGATTGTTTATTGGTGGTAACCCTGGTGTTAATCATATTGATTATGTAGAGATTTCAACCACAGGAAATGCAAAAGATTTTGGTGATATCACAGTGAATTCTGCAGTTGGTGGAGCATTAGGATCAACGACTCGTGCTGTGCGTGGTGGTGGTTATACGGGAAGTGCTAATACTAATGTTATTGATTATGGTACTTTTGCTACACTTGGAAATTTTGCAGATTTTGGTGATTTAATTAATGATAGACATTGGGTACAATCTGGCTGTAATCAGGTAAGGGGACTCTTTGCTACTGGTCATGGTTCTCCATCACTTCTGAATAATATAGAGTATATAACCATTGCATCACCAGGAAATGGAACCGATTTTGGTGATTCTAGTACAGGTAATTCTACCAATGGTATGGGTTGTATAGGAGACTCTACAAGAGCATTATTTGCTGGAGGATCATCACCTGATACTGATACCATAGAATATGTAACTATTATGTCAACAGGTAATGGTATTGATTTTGGTAATCTTCTAGCAGATCCTACTCGTAGAACAGGAAGGTGTTCTAGTTCTACAAGAGGATTATTTGCGGGTGGTGAAAGCCCAAGTGCTCAGAATGTAGTACAATATGTAACTATTCAGACATTAGGCAATTCAGTAGACTTTGGTGATTTAACTTCAGCAAGAACTGATTTAGCTGGGTGTGCAAATGCAACTCGTGGTGTATTTGGTGGTGGAAATATTTCTCCCACCTTTGTAAATACTATTGACTATGTAACTATTGCGACATTAGGTAATGCACTAGATTTTGGTGATTTAGTTCAAACTGCTAATCATAATACTGCATGTTCTAATATGAATGGAGGATTATTGTAATGTCACAAATTAATGTAAGAAACTTATCGAATGAGAATGAAGATAGATCACCAGATATAGTAGGTGTATCAACATTCTCTGCTACATCATACTTTGTTCCACCAGTAGGAAATACGGCACAAAGACCAGAAAATCCACAACTTGGTGATTTAAGATTTAATACTGATACTGCAAGTTTAGAATATTATAGAGGAGATGGAACAAGGACTTGGACACAGATTGAAATGACTTCACCAGATCTTGATGGTGGTGCTCGTGGATTGTATATGGGTGGTACTAGTGGTGGTAATATTAATACAATAGAGTATTTTACTATATCAACATTAGGAAATACAGCAGATTTTGGTGATTTAACATTAGCAAGGTCATCTGTAACATCTTTCTCAAGTAGAACAAGAGGAGTATGTGCTGGTGGATATACTACTGTTGTTAGAAGAGAAATAGATTTTGTAACCATTTCATCAACAGGTAATGCACAAGATTTTGGTGATTTACTAAATGATAGTCATCAATATGCTCCAACTGGAACTGGTGATCAAACAAGAGGCCTCGTTGCTGGTGGTTTAAAACTTCCTGCTCCTTATACTGATACTAATAGAATCCAGTATAATACTATTGCAACAACAGGTGATTCGGTTGATTTTGGTGATTTAACTGAAGCGAGAACTGATTTTTCTTCTTTCAATAGCAGTACTAGGTCAGTATTTTGTGGTGGTTATACTGGACCTGGTGGTGGTGCTGGTACAAATATTATTGATTATGTAACCACTCAAACATTAGGAAATGCAGCAGATTTTGGTGATCTACTTGCAGTTGGTGGTGTTCCTAATGATAGTGGATGTTCTAATTCAACTCGTGGATTAATATGTGGAAGTAGAAGTCCATCTGGTATCAATAATATAGAGTATGTAACAATTGCATCATTAGGAAATGCAACAGATTTTGGTGATATGCTTTGGACTGGAGGTTATGGTTGTGCTACTGCTGGTGGAACTCGTGGAATAATAGTAAGAGGTAGTGGTGGTAATAGTATCTCCTATGTGAATATTCTTTCGACAGGAAATGCAGTTGATTTTGGAGATCAAACGACAACTGCTACCTATAAAACTGCTTGTTCTAATGCACATGGGGGTCTCTAAATACTAGCATGGAATACCCTTCACTAAAAAATCCAACAGCAGGTGCTTTCCGTTTTAATACGGATAGTTCTCAAATGGAAATATATGATGGTAATCAGTGGACTGGTGTATTATCAACTTCTCCTGAATTGCAGACTGGTGGAACTCGTGGATTTTCTGCTGGAGGTAGTACTGCTCATCCTGGAGGAACTCCTTATACTGCAGCAATTGATTATTTTGATATATCTACAACAGGTAATGCAGCAGATTTTGGTGATATGCAAACAGCACATTCTGCTCCTAGTGCATGTTCAAGTAGAACTCGTGGATTAATTTCAGGAGGAGAGGGCCCAACGGTTGACACTATTAATTACATAACAATGTCTTCTACTGGTAATGCAGCAGATTTTGGTAATTTGAGTGGAACTAGGTATGGTCAGGGAGGATGTTCATCACCTACTCGTGGATTATTTGGTGGTGGTGCATCTGCTAATAATACAATAGATTATGTAACTATTGCATCAGCAGGAAATGCAGCAGATTTTGGGGATTTATATACAGGTGTTGGAAGAGCACAAGCAACTTCTAATACAACTCGTGGTATGTGGTTTATGGGACAACCTGGAACGAATGTAATACAGTACGTAACTATTGCATCACAAGGTAATAGTGCTGATTTTGGTGATATGTATACTGGTGGTTATTCTGGTAGAAGTGGTGCTAATGCAGTTAGAGCTGTTGTTGCTACGGGATATGCACCTGGAGGATATAATAATGTACTTTCATATGTAACTATAGCAACCCTTGGAAATTCAACAGATTTTGGAGACAGGCAATCAGGTATTCTTGGATGTGGAACTGCTTGTGCAAGTTCTACCCGTGCCATATTTGGTGGTGGATGGCAACCATCTCCATTTAATCAACTTGACTATGTACAGATAATGACTACAGGTAATTCTACTGATTTTGGTGATTTAACTGGTAATCGTAATGAAGCTTATGGTTTCTCTAATGGTCATGGAGGTTTATAATGTCAGAATTTAGAATAGATAAGATAACCAATAGAGATAGTAGTGCAGGAACTCAGATTGCTGGTATCTCTACATTTAGTGGAACATCTGGGATGGTAATACCTAGTGGACCAATAGCTTATCGTGGTGGAAGAGGAAGAGGAGTATTTGGTTCTGGTGGTGTTAGTCCTTCCACTCCTACCAATACAATTAATTATATAACTATCGCAACGACAGGGAATGCAACAGAGTTTGGTGGTGATGCCTATAATAGAGGAGGGGGTTGTGCTTCATTTGCATCTGAGACTCGTGGAATATGGGCAGGAGGTTATTCATATCCAGGTAATACAAGAATGTCTGGTATAGAATATGTAATGATATCTTCTCAGGGTGGTGTATCTGACTTTGGTGATTTAAGAACTGCTGTATATGGAAATGCAGGTTTTTCTGATAGCACTCGTGGAATATCTGGAGGTGGTTATACTCATCCTGATTCAACAGCATACATTGAGTATGTAACTATTGCATCAACAGGAAATGCATCAGAGTTTGGTCATTTTAATGTTCTTAATGGGCAGACATCATCAGTATCTTCATATGACTCTTATCTTCCTTCTGCATTTAGTAATAGTACTCGTGGTATATGGACTGGTGGTAGTAAAACTGATCATGAAGGAAATACTATTCAATATGTAACTATCCAGACAAGAGGAAATTCAAAAGATTTTGGTGATTTAAGTGCAGGAATTCGTGGGGCTGCAGGATGTGCTAGTCCAACTCGTGGAATAACTGCTGGTGGTAATGTTGCACCAAGTACAAATGTTGATACAATAGAATATGTAACTATTGCAACATTAGGAAATGCAACTGACTTTGGTAATTTGGCCGCTGCTAATAATCATTTCGGTGCATGTTCATCTCACACCCGTGGTGTATTTGGTGGTGGACAATATCCAGCAGCAATTAATGTTATACAGTATGTAACCATTGCAACCACAGGGAATACAACAGACTTTGGTGATTTAACTTGGGCTGGAGGATATCGTTCTGGATTCTCTGATTGTCACGGAGGTTTAGCATAATGGAACAATCACCACTACAACCAACTCCAGTAGGAGCATTTAGATTTAATACAGATACCAGTAAGTTAGAATATTATGATGGTAATCGGTGGGTAAATGTAATTTCCGATTCTCCATATGTACATACTGGTGGAACTCGTGCAGTTAGAATGGGAGGTAACGTTTCACCTAACTGGATTAATGTAATTGATTATTGGAATCTTGCAACAACAGGAAATGCAGCAGATTTTGGTGATTTAGCTAACAATGTATTTGGTGCTGGTGTTGTTTCATCAAGAACTCGTGGATTATATGGTGGTGGATATAAAACACCAACTCATAGTGGTTCTACTACTCAAATTGAGCGTATAGAATTTGCATCACCATCTAATGGAATAGATTTTAATGATTTGACTCAAGCACGAATGGATTTTTCAGGAATGTCTAATCAAACTCGTGGTGTATTTGCTGGTGGTACTAATAATCCAGGTGGTGGATGGACAAATTATAATATCATTGATTACGTAACTATTGCATCAGCAGCAAATGCAGTAGATTTTGGTGATATAGCAGCAGGAGCATCCAGTCAACCTGGTAGTAATGGTGCTGCTTCTCCTACTCGTGGTGTATTTGCTTGTGGTAGTAGCAATGCAAACATTTCAACAATTACTATTGCAACAAAAGGTAATACAACTTCTTGGGGAGATATGAATATGGGTAATGCTACTGTAGGGTCTGATTCTAATGCAATTAGAGTAATATATTCAGGAGCATATGGTAAGACAGATATAAAATATTCAACCATTGCAACTGGTGGAGATGCAGTTGATTTTGGTGATACAACTGTTAAAAAATATATACCAGCAGTAGCAGCATCTTCAACTCGTTGTGCTATTGCAGGTGGTAAACAAACACCTAGTCCTAATGCAATGGAAAATGGTATAGAGTATGTGCAAATAATGTCGGAAGGAAATTCAGTAGATGCTGGTGATTTGACGCAAAGTGTTTATAACTGTCAAGGTTTATCTAATGGTCACGGAGGTTTAGGATAATGTCAGATCTAAAAATTAACAACATAACTAACATAAGTGGTGGTACTGGACCAGTGATTGCTGGTGTATCTACTGTATCATCTGGTCAGTTTGTAGTACCAGTAGGAGACACTGGACAGAGAGGTAGAGGTCGTGGAGTAGTTGGAGGTGGTTTTACACCTAGTGTAATTGGTCAAATGTATTTTTGTGAAATTGCGTCAGATGGAGTTTCTGGTGATTTTGGTGATTTATCACTATCAAGAAGAGGAACTGGTGCTTGTTCAAGTTGGACTAGAGGAGTATTTGCTGGAGGATATGCACCAGGATATCAGGATAGAATCGATTATATAACGATTGCAACGCAAGGAAATGCAATTGATTTTGGTAATTTAGATCATGGTAGATTTGAATCTAGTGGAGTATCTAATGGTACTCGTGGTGTGTTTGGACCTTGTGAGAATCCAGCTCAATCTCAAAATGTTATTCAATATATTACTATTGCAACAACAGGAGATGCTACAGATTTTGGTGATTCTACAGTTGGAACTAAAAAACAAGCATCCATGAACTCACCAACTCGTGGTATATTTGCTGGTGGTCAAGATGTTCCATCACCAACTGCTTATTTGAATTTTATAGATTATATAACTACTGCAACAACAGGAAATGCAAATGATTTTGGTGATCTTACTCAAAATGTTTTTATGTGTAGTGGTGTTTCAAATTCAACAAGAGGTGTGAGAGCTGGTGGAGCAAAATCTCCATCTCCTGCAAATACAAATGTGATGGATTATGTAACTATTGCATCAACAGGAAATGCAGCAGATTTTGGTGATCTAACTGCTGATAATCAAAGAAGTGGTGCTATGAGTGGTAGTACTCGTGGTATATTTGCTGGTGGATCAACTCCAGATAGTCAAAGTTTTGTTAATTCAGTTGATAAAATAACCATTGCATCAACAGGAGATGCAGTAGACTGGGGTGATTATGTTGGAACGAAAGCTGGTCAAGGTGCTGGTTGTTCTGATGCACATGGAGGTTTAGAATAAATACCAGTATGGCAGACTTTAACATCAACCACATTACAGGTAAGCAAGGTCAGCAAGGAACTGTGTTGGCAGGGATTACTACGGTTAGTTCTACTGGTGCGATGAGGATTCCCAATGGACCTACATCACATAGAGGTGGAAGAGGAAGAGCAGTATATAATATTGGTGGAGGAAGTCCATATGTTAATACATTAAATTACATAACTATTGCATCAACAGGAAATGGAGCAGATTTTGGTGATTTACGTGAACTAGGTAAAGGTGGAGCAGGTACTGGTTCTAATTCTACCAGAGGGGTATTTGCAGGTGGAGATGTTAGTCCAGGAAATACAACTGGTATTGATTACGTAACTATATCATCAACTGGTAGTGCAAATTATTTTGGTGATTTGACTGAGAATGTGAGATATGTTTCTACTGCTGCTGATTCTACGAGAAGTGTGTTTATGGGTGGTCTTACAAAACCATCAGATGCAATTGTTACTACTATTCAATATATTACAACTGCAACAACAGGAGATTCCTCAGATTTTGGTAATTTAGAGAAAGGACAGTGGTTGGGTGGAAGTGCATGTTCTCCAACAAGAGGGGTAATGATGGGTGGTAGAGCACCTGGTGAAACTAATGTTTGTCAATATATAACTATACAAACAAAAGGAGATGCACAGGATTTTGGTGATTTAACGAGAGCAAATTCATATTTACCTTCAGGAATAATGTCCAGTACAACGAGAGGAGTATGTGGAAGTGGTTATGATGGTAGTAACAATACAAATACTATTGATTATATAACTATTGCAACCACAGGAAATGCAACAGACTTTGGTGATATGACGAGGGCAACAAGGGCATTATCTGCTATGTCATCTACTGTTCGTGGAATATGGGCAGGTGGAAGGAATCAATCTCCTGGTGCTATGGATAATGTAATTGAATATGTAACTATTGCATCAGCAGGAAATTCCACAGACTTTGGTGATACAACTGCAGCTGCTGGATGGAATGAAGGTTTATCTGACTGTCATGGAGGCATAGGAGAATAATATGGAATATTCATCATTTAGTACACCTACAGCAGGTTCAATAAGATTTAACACCGACTCTACTAAAATGGAGGTTTACAATGGTGAGGCATGGTGGGTTTTAGATGGCACTTCAGCAGGTGAAGAGACTGGTGGTGCTCGTGGAGTGTTTGCTGGTGGAGATCCTGGTCCAGCATCAGATGTGAATGTTATAAATTATATACAAATTAATACAGCGGGATATGCATATGATTTTGGCGATTTAACAGTAGCAAGATCTTATTCTGCTGGTCTTTCATCACGAACTAGAGGATTAATTGCAGGTTCTGGTTCTCCAGCTCTTAATACAATTGATTATATAACTATTGCACAATTAGGTAATGCAGTAGATTTTGGTGATTTGACTGGAGCATATGGAAATCGTCAAGGTGGTGCTTCAAATCAAACAAGAGGTCTTGTATATGGTGGAAGAAGTGATCCAGCTGCTGGACTTAATACCGTTGATTATGTAACTATCGCATCAACAGGTAATGCAAATGATTATGGTGACTTAACTGTCTTAATTCAGGATGCTGCTGGTGCTGCATCACCAACTCGTGCTATTCGTGCTGGTGGATCACAAGAACCAAGTACTTCTGGTACTCCTGCTAGTGTTAAAGAGTCTATTGATTATACAACCATTGCAACAACGGGTAACTTTGCAGATTTTGGTAATTTAACTGCTGGAAGGATGGGATTATTTGGTGGATCAAATGCTGTAAGAGCAGTATGGGGTGGTGGATATAATCCAGCACTTGCTACTATTGATTATATAACTATTGCAGAATTAGGAAATGCAACAGATTTTGGTGATCTACAAACTGCTACTTATCGTGGAGGAGGAACAGCATCAAGAACAAGAGTAGTATTTGCTGGAGGAAATGCACCAAGTACAACTAATACGATATCATTTGTAAATATTGCAGCCACAGGTAATGCAACTGATTGGGGTGATTTGACTGTTGCCTTACACCCACCTGCAGGAATGTCTAATGATCATGGAGGACTAGGTTAACTACCAAGCCCAACATACAGCAGAGTAGCGAGTACCGCTGATTGCTTCAGTAACTCCATGAGGCCACAAGAATGGAGATGGCCACATACATATATCTCCTACACCGAAATCAATAGCATAATCATCCCAGAAGAATAGTTTTGCACCCTCATAGTCGTTGTTAAAGTTGAGGATAAAACTTAGAACTGGTATTCCTTTTTCTTTTCCATCAAAGATTGAGTGAATATGGTCGTGATGATATCTCATAATCTGTCCAGGTTTATATCTATTAAAACGAACAGTAGTGAATTTATTCATTATCTGTCCTGTTCTTTCTGATGGATATGTATATTTCTGATTATAAATTGCACCTGCTTGTATAATAATTGGAGTTAACAATTGTTGTAGTTCTGGTGTTGTAGGTTGAACATCGAGTTCTAGTGTCGGTTCAGAACCATAGGCATCAGATTCATAATTATACCAAGTATGTGGTGACCATTCTCTTGTTTCAGTGTCTTTAATAATATACTCACAAAGATCAGCAGGGATGATACCCTTGGCAGTGTAAATACAATCTTTAAGTGTTGTGTTGGGGTTGTTGAGTTCCATTAGGTTACATTCTCCAAAGGTCGTGCTTGTTCACATTTTCTACAGAAGTCGTGCATGAATCTCTCCTTCTGTTTATAGTAATTATCTGAATTTAATAGTTTTAGTAGTGGAGTTTCGTTAATATTTCCACAACTATAATCTTGATGATAGTCATGGCAGCAATAGAATACATTTCCTTTAACACCAAAATATAAGTTATCAAAGTAATTTGCATTACATCTGAGTGGTTGGTCACCCCAATCTATTGGACCATTGTCTATCTTCTGAGTCTCACATTCTGCACCTTCAAGTGTTCCTGCTCTATCGATTAGTCCAGTCATACTAAAACTGATGTTTTTAGTGTGCATAAACTTTTGATAAACCTTTTGGAATTCTTGTTTATGATCGTCACTACCATCACCATTAACTATGATTGAGATACCAAAATTTAACTGTGATGCTCTCTCAAATAGGTAATGGAGTTGATAGAACATCCTATACATTACAGCAACAGAAGAACCAGTAATATCTTTCCATTTCTTTTCATCCAGTGTGGGAATATTTAAACGAAATTGTTTAATATTCTGTGGATACTTGATAAGAAAGTCAGTAAGTTCAGTCGTAATCATACTTCCATTAGAAATATGTTCGTACATAAAACCTGTTGCAGTCATTAACTGTAGTTTATCCGTGAATGTATCGTCTAGGTTAGGTTCATTATACGTGGCGAAAGATATGTCGTTAAGTTCTAAAGGAGTATAGACAGTGCGTATTTCTCCCAATATCTTTGCAAATAAATCCAAGTCCATACACTCTTTAGGTGCAGGAGTATCATAGGCATTAGGACAGAACCAACATTTATAGTTACAATGGGTATTGTTTTCTATTTGTGCAATTCTATATCCAAATCCCTTAAATTCTGGTAATGGTCTTGCTAATTCAGAAGAGGTCATACACAGCGATCCAACGGAAGATATGTTAGTGAAGCAATATCACCCATATTACCTTTTGCCCAAGTATTAAATGATAAACTAATCCTTTCCTCATCGGATTGATTTGCTGGTACACTATGAGTGAGGTGACTTGGGAACATTATCAATTCTCCTTTTTTCATTGGGAGCATAAATGTTGCACTATTAAATGTATTATATTTTTGTGTTTGAAGTGATATGTCTCTTTGACCTTTACTTCTAAATTGAATTGGTGGTAATTGTTCATGTATTTGTGGATACCATACACCACTTATCATACTATTAGGGTGTTGATGTTCGTGATGTGATTCACCTTTACCACTCTTATTCAACCATGATTGTGTAATGACCAACGTATCAGTTGAATTATAGATTTGAGTTACGTATTGATGTAACTTTGCTTCAATAAATGCACGAATATTTGCTAATTCTGGTCTATCAAGTACAAATGTATCTTCTGATTGTCTATTATAATGTACTGATTGACTATTATCATTACCTTTATTTTCTTTTCTACAATCTGCATTTTTAATCCATTCTAGTTCTTTAGTATAATCAACGGGGTATGGACAAATTAATAATGGGATGGGAAATAACTGCAATAACTCATCACCTGATGGGGTTTGTTGTGTTGGATAACCCATCCCTTGAGGTTGTATCTTTGAAGAATCTTCTGGTATTTTATTTGGTGAATAAAACCCTTGTTTGTTTACTGAGTTTACTAAATTTGCTTTTTCTTGTATATGTTTTGGTACTGTCGTATCTTGTGCAACATTCTTTTTACCCTTACCCGTCAGGTCGCTAAAATCTAGTGGCATTATCTTGTGGTATGATATAACTCATTATATATCCTATTTGTAAATAATGCAAGGTTGACGTATTAGAATTAAGATTGTAGAATAGATGTAACTGTATTAATTTTATGAGCAAGGATATGACGGGCAAGGAGAAATTGCTCTTCATTGCCTCATTTATATGGGCAATGCACTGGGGTGTCCGTGTAGTCTTTTCTATCTTTAGTACATTGGAGTTAAAATATTTTTGATGTTTAGAATATCGACGAGTGGATATAATTATTCTCATAATAGATGCGTGGATATAGTTGAGTGGTTCGTGAATGAATACCTCTCAAGGTACACGTTAGATATTAATGTTCATCATCGTAGATTATTAAAAAGAGATGGTGTATTTGGTTGGGCATGGGTATCAGGTTGCGAGAAGAAACCCCGTGAATTTGAAATTGAGATACACAATTCAATGAGTGTAGAAGAATATACTAAAACACTATTACATGAACTCTGGCACGTATACCAACATGTTAAGACAATGATATTGTGTGAGGATGAAGCAAGTGAGATGGAAGAGGTTTTGTTTAAGAATTACAACAATGGTTCGTGAATGAATCCATTTTACCCTATAATGTACTTAATTCATTTTTTCCTATGAAATCCGAATTTATCTGTGTAAAACCTAGGTCTGATGCAGCAAAAGATAGATTTGATACACAAATGCGTGGATTGCACTCTTGTCGTGTAGATAAGAGAGAATATGGTAAGGTATATCTTTCATCTATTTCTGGTAAGTATCTATTTTCAATGTATGAAGGTGGAGATGACCACTGGGAAGTTGTTAAATAGCACAGTTATTTAATACCTATGAAAGACCAGAACAGTGTAACCGAAGCAGAAACTAAGTCTGAAAAGTGGGATCGTGGTAAGTCACTATTTCTTGAATCTTTATACAAACCTGATTCTGCTTTACGTGGTTGTGCTCATAATCAGAAATGTTATAATGAACTATTGGAAATTAGAGATACAATTATTGATTTAGTGAGAGAGATGGATAATCCGCATAAAAAGTTAAAACCTGGAGATAAGAATAATTTACCACCTGTTAAGTCAATTAATGGTATTAGTGTTGTTTTATTGCGTGGAGCATTAGGTAAAAGTTATATGAAAGATTGGTCGGAAGAACATAAGAAAGAATGGGAAGAGTATGTAAGTATAAACTCGTAGGCATTTATTTTTGTAAAATATATTGGCAAATCACAACATTTATGGTATAAATATTATTAGTCACCGAAAGGTACACGTTTGAGGAAAACAAGATGCTCTAAAACCCTTTGTAATTGTAGTTTATTGGAGAGTATTAATGCACAACCTTATTTCACGAAATCAGTTAGCAGGATGGAATCAATTAGAAATGTCCGATAATGCAACAACGCAAACGGAGTTAGTCAACGACTACTTTAACTGCCTGATAGAGTGTGAGGATGACCAACCAAGTTGCAAACGTATATGTAAGGAGATGTTAGTTTAAAAACTGAATAGAAAACTCAAACAAAAATACCCACTTGACTTTTAGTTGAGTGGGTATTATACTGTCTATATGAATTTTAAAATGATGATAGACAACATTATTACTGAGGTTGGGTTCATCTTATTGGGTGGACTTGTTGCACTTGTTCCTGTCTATATTCTAGGAATAGTATTACGAGGTGATGAGAATGTGTAGCACTATTGATAATGATGTGAGGATAACAATTAATCTTACTGATCTTGTAAACATTAGAGTAAATGTTTTAGATTTGGATGATGAATTAGATGAATCTGATAGAGAGAACATTACTAATGGTCTTAGGACTCGTTTAACCTGGGACACTCTCTATTATATGATTGATAATGAACTCTTAGAATATGTTGGTAAAGCAGAGAATCATTATGGTGAAATTGCTAATGATGCGTGGTTGGTTGAGATAGAAAAGAATAAGAAACAATTTGAGATGGTTGATTTAGTATCACCATCATGGACTATCCAAGTACCAAGGAGGAAAACTAATGGATGATCTTACTAAGAAGAAACTAGATAAGATTGCTGAACAACTTGGTTCTAAGGTTGATTATATGTCATGTTCAGACTTACATAGCACTTGGAATAAAGTTGTGATAGAATATAATCATGAATTGAAAGATAAAGAGAGTGCTTAATGCCAAGAATGAATAATGAAACTAAACTCTTATTTGCTATTGAGCATATACTTCATCTTGAAGATTTAATTGAAGGTAATGAATGGGAGGAACATCTTCATAGATCATTATCATCATTTAAATGTGAAATTGAACGCCAACTTAGAAACGAACAACACAAAAGAGGTACTCTAAATGACAACAAAAACTCACACAATCACTAAGAAGAATCCAAAGCACAGTCAGGAATGGAGTTGGGAAGAAACACCCGAATTATTAGCAGCAATAGAACAATTACATAAATCTTCCGAAGCAGTGAAGAATATTAAAGTTCCTACTTTACGTACTACTACTCATAATATTGCACCATTTAAAAGAAGATAAATACATATTCAGATGTTCATTTCAAGGTTAATTTGAAGGATAAGAAAGCAGCAAAGAAGATCATTAAGAGAGCAAAAAAGCATCCAGAGTGGTACACAGAACAAGATGTATATTATGCTAAAATGGTGAGAAGAAGGATTAAAGAGGAAGAAAAGTTAAAGGAACAGTGTGAATAACATTACGGAGTATTGCTACACTCTAAAGACAATATTAAATTTATAGATATTTAATATAACTATGTTATGATGTACACACATTTCTCTATAAAACAATGATTAACCTCGACGACAGATACCACTCATACTTATCAGGAAGTAAGAAAATGAGGATAGATGGAGTCGAAGAGAGGATTAGGGGTTATGGTTGGGAAGATGATGGGAAAGATATTATAGGATATTATGTAACAACAGAGAATTATCAGTTGCATTACAGCAAGGATGGTTTGTTTTTAAGAATGGAACCATTAAGAGAGACTGCTAAGGTATAATAACTGTCTCGTCTAAACTGTACTTATAATGTACGGAGACAGAATCCGAAGGTGAGAACCACCGAGTAAGGCAATGTAGCAAACTTAATGTTGTGGATAAGACCTTACTCACTCAAACTATTTCTTTTTATTATGGCAACAAGATCACGAATTGGACTACTACTTGAGACTGGTTATGTGTTGTCTGTTTATCATCACTGGGATGGTTATCCTCAGTGGTTAGGTGTTACTTTAAGAGAAAAGTTCAACACTTATGATAAGATAGCAGAATTACTTGATGGTGGTGATGTTTCGTGTATAGATTCTGATACAGATTGGAGTCTAGAGAAATGTGAACCTCACGTTCAATATTATAATGATCGTGGAGAGAAAACTGAACCAAGACTAGATATTACTGTTGAAGATTACCTGGATAATGGTGAAGAGTATGCTTACTTATTTGAGAATAATGAGTGGATATGTTATGATTTACATAGCAACACACCCCAAGTGGTAAATATACCAGAAAAGGAAGTTGCTAATGCTAGTTAATCTCTCAAAGAAAGAATTAGAGAAAATAGTATTCTGGTTAAAATTCACCGAGGATAAAGACCTTGGTGAAAAACTAGAACCATTAATTAAACAATGTACCTGCAAGGAGGATTCAAATGTCTCAAAATGAAAAACCAATTAATGAAACTGATGAATTGATTGAAGAATTTATTGCAGATTGTGAGAGAGAAGCAGCAAAACTTGAGATTACAGTTGATTATTACTTAGCAGAATTCGTATGAAATATTTTGTTTTAGGAGTAGGATTAGGTGCTGCTGCTGTATTACTTGTTGCTTATACAAGTTATGCAGCATCAGAGAAAAAACTTGACAATATATTTGGAACAGAGTAAAATTACTGTAAGATCTTAAAAACTAATGGAAAAACTTTACCGCATAGAAGAATTAACAACTGAAGGTTGGACTCTTATTGATAACAAAGCAACTAAACTTACTAGAGAAAGATGTGATGCAATGTTGAATGATTTCTTAGCAGGTGGTGTAACTGCGAACAGAATGAGAGCAGTTCCTGATGTTGGTCAACCATATAAGACCCCTGATGTATAAGTGGGTCTTTCTTTTTTTGTATTCAATATTTTCATTCTCGGTGTTATTCATATCACTGAATAAATCTAATCCACCACCATTATGCAAGAATAACTTATGTCTGGCAACTATGAACCTGAAGTAAATGATTATGTAGTTTGGGAAAGAGATGTATTTGGAACTATTCATATTGATGAGGGTTGGGTATATTTTAAGGGTGATCCAGAAGAACCAAAGAAGGGATTTCCTACACATCCAAGATATATTACAATAGAGACTGATGTAAGAGATAAACCACCCGAACAGTTACAAGATTCACCATTACATAAAAAGATTCATACATTATTGTTATGTTATGAACAGGATTGGAAAGATTTAAGGTTTGTAAGGAGAAGAAAGACTAAGAATTGTGAGCATTATGCACAATATGATGATACACATTAACTATTATCTTTATGGTGAATTGTTTATTATATTGTCATTGATGATCTATTTTCTTAGAGAATAGAAACTGTCTCGTCTAAACTGTTACTATATTATATGATGTGATTTTTATCATGGGATATCAACAAGGTATGCACCAGAAGGGTATCAAAAATGAAATATGGATGTGTGATTTTCTCACTAGAGTTAATCATTATGGTTGTGTAGTTAATCATAAAGGTGGAACGAAAGTTGTAGAGGATGCTGATACTGAAAATGGTGATAAAATATCATTTAAAAGATGGAAAGGTGCAACTCACGACTGGTATAATTCATCTCCATTAGGAAGAGAAATTGGATTATATGAACTTATCAAACCTTTTATTGAACAATTTAAGAAGGATATTGAGTTAGTTCCTGTTAATCAACATTATAAGTATAGAAAAGAGAAAGAGCAGCAATTAAATGAACTTATTGCTAATTCATTAGATGAATTTTGTACTCAAGAAGTTGCAGATAAGATAATTAATAACTTTATTTCTCATACTCAGGGTATGGATGTTGCTGTTAATGAGATAAAGAATGAAAAAGTTCATATCTATAAATTTGATGAACATCCTGCGGTAGTTTATAATAAAAAAGGATATAAACCAGTTATTGTTAGTAAATCAGGTAAAAAGAAGTGTTCTAGGTCTATTTTTATGGTAAAAGATGGTGATAGAGTAGATACTGGTTTGAGAATTAGATTTACAACTAATAATGGATTAAAACCATTTACTAAGGAAGGATCAACAAATAAGACCACAATTTCAGTGATTAAGTTACAACAAGATGATGTGAAGAAGGTATTGTCTGAAGTAAACAAAGTATGCTATAATCATAATTAATGACTATTACTATTCTACAACAATCTGCTGAAGAAATGAATACAATAGACCAGACATTTGATCTGGTTTATTATGATCCTCCCTTTGGATTACAAAGGGATTTTTCTATGTTAGAGGAAGATGGTAAAGAGAAAAGTTTCTCTGACCATTGGAAATCTTTTGATGATTATATCATTTGGTATGCAGATATTATTAACAAAGGATATAATAAACTGAACAAAGATGGTTGGATGTATTTGCATAACAATTTCATTGGTAATGCTTTAGTTTTATCTAAGGTATTACCAGAAGTTCGTGATAATTTTTATACAAATATATCATGGAAAAGAAGTGGTCCAAAGAATAATATTAAGAATGGATGGGGTAATATAGTAGACTCAATCCTTGTTATTAGAAAGGGTAATCCATATTTTAAGGTTGAATATACAGATCTTGATCCAAAGTATGAGAGAAATAGTTTCAAGAATAAGGATGATAAAGGATATTATGCACTAGCAAAGACTACTGGTGAAAAGAGTAGAGTTGGTAGAATGTTTGAGTATAAGGGTTATAAACCTCAATATGGTTGGAGAGTAAGTGAAGATATGCTTAAAGAAATGGATGCTGCTAACTTATTACATTACGGCAAGAATACATTATATAAAAAGATTTACTTAGAAGAGAGTAAGGGTGTACCAATACAAAACTTATGGGATGATGTATATTTTATTAGCAGAAGTGAACAGAATAAACGTAAGTATCCTACACAAAAACCATTGAAATTGTTAGAAAGAATTATTACATCATCTTGTCCTCTTAATGGTTGGGTTTTCGATCCTTTTTGTGGTTCAGGAACAACTGCAATAGCATCACAATTACATGGTAGAAATTGTGTAACATCTGATATTAATCCTCAATCAATTGAGTTAGTAACTGAGGCAACACAAAAACAGGTTAATCTATTACATTTCATGTAATACTAACTGTCTCGTCTAAACTGTACTTATTACATAATTATTTGATTTGTTATGAAACCTGCATTAGTCATTAAAGAAATGAGAGAATTAAAAGAGGCATGGAGAAGGCAATCTTTTAAATTCACTAATGAACAACAGAAAAGGTATGACGAATTGTTAAAACTTAGACGGGAAAGGGTGAAAGAGATGTATGATAGAGATTTAGTACACAAAGGAGGTACTACGAATAAATAACTATTACGATAACATTTTCCAATGAAAACTTTCTCACAATTTATTACTGAAGCAAAGGAGATTCATGACAAAGAAGGTCTTGGATCTGGGACTGGTTTATCACATCGTGGTGGTAGTAAAATAGGTGCAGATCGTAAATTAACTGCACCTGAGAAGAAAAGAGTTAAAGCAATAGGTGGTGGTAAAACTGCACCTGCAAAAGATTATAAAACAAGAAAAGATGCAGGTGAACAAAGACCTAAAGGTAGATCATCTGAAAGAGAACAACAACCAACTAAAGAAAGAGGGTCTGCTGCATTATCAGCAAAGGCAGCACAAAAGAAGGCATATTTAGAAAGAAAGAAAAGACAATCTCCTCCTAAAGATGAAGTATCTGGTAAGGATAAGAAGGTTGATTTAAAAAGAGAAGCAGACAAATTGTTAACTAAGAAGAAAAAACCAGTTAATCCTAAGTACAAACCACAGAAAGCAAGTGGATATACTGCACATGAAAGAAAGAAAATTATGAGAGCAGGAAGAAGATTAGTTAGAGATATTGCACAAGGTAAAGAGAAACATATATCACATTATGATCCTGGAGTTAGAAAGAGTAAGTAACTGTCTCGTCTAAACTGTCTCTATAACGTACCTGTATGCCTCTGTATGGTACTTTAATACCTTTTATGGTATAATTTACTTAATGGTGATTATTTAATGAAACTTCGTGAACATCAGCAAAAAGCAGTTGATGTCCTTCGTGAATACAATAAGGGTCAAATTATTGTCCCTACTGGTGGTGGTAAGACTATGATTGCCATCACTGATGTAGTGTATCGACTGCAAAATTTATGGGATTATGATAAGAATGAGAAGCAATTTGTAGAACCAAAAACTATAGTTGTTGTTGCACCACGTATATTATTAGCACAACAATTATCATCTGAGTTCTTAGAATTCATTACAAATGCTGCTGTGTTGCATGTACATAGTGGTGAAACTCATCATAATTCAACAACAAATAGTGATGTAATTCGTGAATGGATTACTTCTCACTGGAAGGAACATAGAATAATATTTACAACTTATCATTCATTACACCGTGTACAAGAAGCAGAAGTTGAGGTTGATACAATATATTTTGATGAGGCACATAATAGTGTTCAGAAACATTTTATTGGTGCAACAGAGTATTATTCAATGTATGCAAAAAGGTGCTATTTCTTTACAGCAACTCCCAAACATTCTGCAACTCCTATGAAAGTAGGGATGAATGATGAGGACATTTATGGTAAAGTATTGATAAATGTACCAGCACCTAAGTTAGTACAACAAGGGTATATTCTACCACCTAAAGTAATAATAAAGGAGATAGATGTTCCTGATGATAGCAGATTTACCTGGGAAAGAGACTGTGACCATTTAATATCTACAATAGATGAAACAAATGTTGATAAGATTTTAATTTGTGTTAGAAAGACCAAACAGATTGTAGATTTAGTATCACAAACTGATTATGTTAATGAGTTAGTTTTGCGTGGATATTCTTTGATGTACATAACATCAAAACAAGGAGCATTTATAGATGGAAAGAAAGTTAACCGTGAAAAGTTTTTTGATACATTAAATGAATGGGGAAGAGATAAGGATAAAAGATTTATAGTTATGCACCACAGTATTCTTTCTGAAGGTATTAACGTGAAAGGATTAGAGGCAGCATTATTCTTAAGGAATATGGATTATATTGGTATAAGTCAAACAATAGGTAGGGTAATTAGGACTGGTGATGTATCTAAAACATATGGTCTAGTTGTTGTACCTTGTTATGATAGAGTTGGTATCAGTACATCAAGAAAAGTTGAGGCAGTTGTTGATACTATCTTCAATAAAGGTTTACCAGCAATTTCTACAGTAAAACGATGAGAGATATTATTTTATTTGGAGATTGTTTAGAAACACTTAAACAATTTGATGAAAAACCTAGAGTATGTGTTACATCTCCACCTTATTATGGATTGAGAGATTATGGTGGTGAAAGTAATCAAATAGGTCAGGAGAATACACCAGAAGAGTATATTCAAAATTTAGTAAAAGTATTCAGAGAAGTTAGAAACTGTTTGACTGATGATGGTACATTATGGTTGAATATTGGTGATAGTTATTATAACTATAGACCTGGAAAAGGTCAGGCATTAGTTAAACAAACTGTGAGTAACAGTAAGCAAGATTTACCAGACAAATGTGCGAGACGAGGTAATAAATTAGAGGGACTAAAAGAAAAAGATTTAATTGGTATTCCTTGGATGTTAGCATTTGCATTAAGAGCAGATGGATGGTATTTAAGGCAGGATATTATATGGCATAAACCTAATCCAATGCCAGAAAGTGTAAGAGATAGATGTACTAAATCTCACGAGTATTTGTTCCTCTTAAGTAAGAACAAACGATATTATTATGATAACAATGCTATTAAAGAACCAGCAAAAGATTGGGGTACAAGAGATAGATCAAAAGGCAAATATCATAATAAAGGTACAGGATTACAACCTCATTCTGGTCTCACTAAATCATATCCAACAAAGAATAAAAGATCAGTTTGGAGTATAACAAATAAACCATATAAAGGCAGTCATTTTGCTGTATTTCCACCTGATTTAATTAAACCATGTATATTAGCAGGTTCACAAGAAAATGATATAATTCTTGATCCTTTTATGGGATCAGGTACAACTGCAATGGTAGCAAAAGAGTTGGGAAGATATTACATAGGTTGCGAATTGCACGAGGATTATGGTAAACTAATACAGAAGAGATTAAATGAAAGAACAGTGAAGATTGTCCAATGACTGATAAGAAAGAACTCAAATCTATTGCACGTTTCTATAAAGATTGTGAGCAAGGATTTGCTACTAATGATGGATACTATGCAGTTCCAATTATGGGCAGTAAGACTAAACTAATGGTCATACATGATGGTGAATTGTTAAAAGAATGTAGGAATGAATTATCCGCACGTAATTATATCACAAAACATAAAAAACAGTCTAAGTGATGCTAACTGTCTCGTCTAAACTGTACTTATAGTGTAAGGGTGACGGGTTTCACGACCCGTTATGATCCTAAACCGTTCCCTACAAGACCACCCGAATAATAGTAAGGAGGATGGGATGTAAGTGTAGACGGGAGTTCAGTTGAAATAGTCACTGACATTTCACCCTTACATTTTCACTTTATAGGTCAAACTATGCCAGCAAAGACTTCAGTCACTTCAACCAGTTCAAGAACACGTAGAAGTCGTAAGTCTGCTGCCAAAGTAACACCAACTCCCAAAACAGTTGTTGTTAAGGAAGTTCAAGAGATTGCACCTCCAGCACCTAAACTAACCCTTGCAGATTATCGTGAAGATGTACTTGCAAGAGTTAGAATTCACAACTATGAAGTTAACATGCTTGTGAAAGATGTGCAAAAAGGTTATGATTATCTCCTTCCATTTGGCAAGAAAGCATACAACTATGTGTCTGAATTGATTGCTGAATAACTTTTGTTACAGGGAGCAATTATGCTCCCTTTTTTATACTATTGTATTATTATTATGCCACTATTACACATTGAACACCCAGAAGATATGGTTTTAAGTGGTGAACTTAGTGTATTAAATTGGTTCACTGCTGATTCACATATTTCAACCAAGATTGATGGATCTCCAGCAATAGTTTGGGGTACAAATCCTTCAAACAATAAATTCTTTGTAGGCACTAAAAGTGTCTTCAACAAAAAGTTAATTAAGATTAATCATGACCATAGACAAATTGACGAAAATCATCAAGGAGAAGTGGCAGATATTCTCCATAAGTGCCTTGATTGTATTCATCCTACAACTGGTATCTACCAAGGTGATTTTATCGGTTTTGGTGGCAATTTTACTTTCTGCCCTAATACAATCACCTACGATTTCCCCGAAGAAATCAACAACCAAGAAATCATAATTGCACCTCATACTTATTATGAATGTGATGGAGATTTAAGAGATGCAGTACCTTACCCATTACAATATAAGTTAAAAAGTGATGATAATGTATTGTATGTTCAACCATCTGTAACAATTGATAATAATCTTGGGGATATACCTGAGAGATGCAAATTTGCTAGACAAATTGCAACTTTATGTGATTTCCCTAGTAGTAAACAAGTTACAAGGATTAAGAAGCAATTAAATACATGTTTTAAGCAAGGATTAGAGATAGATGATATCACACAAGAGGCAATTGCAAGTGATAATAATGTAGATGTAAATGTCTTACGTTTGTGGAAGTTAGTCTATACAATTAAACTGGATATGTTTGATTATATCGAGAGACAAGATGACATTGAATGTTATATTGATGATGAAGAATGTGACCATGAAGGTTATGTTTTGACTAATGAATTTGGTGTCTATAAGATAATTGATCGTAATTATTTTAGTGCTGCTAATTTTAACCGTGTTAGGAGTTAGTAACTGTCTCGTCTAAACTGTCCTTACAATGAGAGAAACCAACACATTAAGTCTAGCAGAAAACTAAGTCTAGCAGGTGTTGATTTCTCTCCCACTAATTCACATTTATCAGGAGAATTTATGGTTGCAAGTATTCCAACAATCGCAGTATTTCCAGAAGAACAACTCACTTTAGATCAAAAGATTGAAAAGTGGGTGTGGCAATTATGCAGAAGTCTTGAGGAAAACTATAAGTTAAGATACCCAAATACCGATCATCCACTTAAATTTAGAATGGAATTTGGTCGCAAATATATTAAAGTTATTCAACAAGATTATGATACTTTCCAGGATAGAAATGAATATCGTGATGGTGGAGTTCATGCCTTCATTGATAGAAATACAGGTGAAGTTTATAAACCTGCATCTTGGAAATCACCAGCAAAAATTGTTAGATATGACCTACGGTTAATATCAGATAGAGCAAAACTTCATAACCCAAACTTTACAGATTGGGCAGGTGGTTATCTCTATCTAAGATAATCTTCAGTCCTTAAGTATGACTTTAAACTGCTTAATTGTAAACCTATTCTTTATTATTTCCAATGGCATTCAATCCTTACGGTTTTCTAGTTGCACAACTTGAAGATGCAGAAACAGGCAATGATTTGCTTGCAGTTATTGATAGTTTCCTGGAGGAAGATAGTGAGTAAGACTCTATTTATTCCTGACATTGTTAGGGTAAATAAGTACACAAGAGCAGGTAAATTGGGCAAGCAAATTGTTTGCCCATCCTGCAAACATTCTGTTACTGTTTATCATTTTAGTTGGTCAGGATTAGGTTGCACTAATTGTAACCAAATGATAGACAAATACTCTTGGGAGTTACAACAATGACTATTCAATCAACCCACGATCAGAGTTATCAACGGTATTTAAATACTACCCATAAAGTAAACTTAATTGGAAGTGAATTAAGTACAATTCTTTACTGTTTAGAAGGATATATTGAGGGTAGTGATGATTATAATAATGATGATAGTTTCAAGAGAGATGTTGATAGAGTATTTGCAGAATTACAATCTGTTACTGATAACTACTTTGCACAATTCGAGGAGGAAAACTAATGAAATGGGATGTTAATTTGTACGTTGGAGGTAAAACTTTCATCGAACAAGTACAGGCAGTTAATAGACAACATGCCATAGATACTGCAAAAAATAGAAATCCACATGCAAGAGTTATTGGTGTTAATCCTAATTTAAAGGATGACTAACACAAACTGTCTCGTCTAAACTGTCCTTATAGTGTAATCACGAATTTTAGAAACAATGCAAACCTCGGTCAGAGATTATTCCTACGATCAGTTACAAACTATCAAGGGATTTTTCACCGAAGATGAATGGAATGCAATTGATTCTGCCCTTGCTGATTATCAAGATTATGGTGACAAAGAGGCAGAATTAATGAGTTCAATCGGTGATAAAATGTATAATCTCTTTAATCCAAAGAAGGGATAATCACCCTTCTTTTTTATTATTTACGTTATGGAGTTTGATTAAATGTCTTGTCTACAAAATGAAATCATCCTTGAGAATCTTTACGAGGAAGTTGTTACCGAATTAAAAGATAATGATACTTTTGCTTTATATGCAGAGTGGGAAATTGAGAATTTGGTAATGAAACTATTCGAGGATATGTGCCAATGAAGTTATTAACAACAGGCAGAATTATCGGGTCATTCTTGATAGTAACTGCTTACTTTATTGTGTTACATGTATCAGCAACAGTTGGAGCACTAATGCACTTAATTGCTAACGTAATTAGTATACCATTCTTTATAAGAACTAAGGCACATGATGTAGTGATAATGTTATCTTTCTTAATCATTATTTCACTTACTAAACTATCAGGAGGACTAATCTAATGTCTAATTTACAAGAATTCATTGATTATGTGTGGGCATTTTATAACCCACAATCTGAACTTTATCCAATTAAAGGTTTAACAAAGAAAGACATATTAGAAGCAAGTTGGTTATATTTACAGATGTGTTGTTATCCATCTATGCCCGAATATTCATGGGGTGATGGTGATACTTTAGATCGTGAACATGTAAGAGATATATTATTACAAAGTCCACAATTCACCTTTGGAGGTTAATTATGGATATGATTTGTTATAATAGTAAACTACAACTTAGGAAGACTCCTATAAAATATCCAGAGTTAACTAATAAAAAAGTACCTGCACAAAAAGATAGTGAGGGTAAATTCTATTATTCTGGTTATAAACATGTAGATAGATTTACCAGATCAGGGTATAAAGGAAGAGAGATTATTTGCCCTATGTGTGATAATGTTACAACAGTATATCACTTTGGTTGGTTATCACTTAACTGCACACATTGTGATACTGATATTTCTAAATCTTTATGGTGGACAAAATGAACAATCTAACTAATGACCAATTTGGTGAACTTGTAGAACAATTTGTTGAGTTACAAGTTGATAACATGGACACCAAAACTTTAGTAGAATGGGTTACAGATGAACTCATATATCAGTATGGAAAGTTAACACCAGAGGAGTTAAAAGAGAGAATTGATTGTTATAATGATGATGGATTATATGAGGAGTTAATTGATAATGTTTGTAGTGATGATAGGTTAACTAATGTACAATTATGATGAATTATTCCCAGGAGGAAACTAACAATGAACAACCTTGATTTTCTATCTAATGTGTTAAGAGATTATTGCACATTACACAATCTAGAGTATATGTCAGCAGATGATTTACTCTATGAAAGTATTAATCATGGTGAGGCAGATTGTTTTACTCAATTAACATCAGAACAAGAAGAATGGTTGAGTTGTTATATTATTGTATGGAATACAGTTAATAATAGTAACTGTCTCGTCTAAACTGTACTTATAGTGAGGGGAGACGGGTTCCTAAAACCCGTTATAATCCTAAACCGTTCTCTATCACTATCTGAAGAAATGTAGGATAGATGAGATGTAAGTGTAGACGGGAGTTCAGTTGAAATAGTCACTGACATTTCTCCTCTCAACTAAACATTTTATTTCTGAATTAATGCGAAAAATTGAAACTCAAATGCAAAATGCACTTCGTAATCGTGTTAACTGGAGTAGTGGAAATACAACCGTTTTCAATGATAACGAAGGCAACCAATTTGTTACTCTACATGGTAACTTAATTGCATCAATTTCAAACTTCGGTGACATCAAACTTTCATCATGTGGTTGGGAAACAG